CTCGATATCCTTGAGAGTCGCATCATACTGCGCAGCGTCGGCGTCAATTTTGACGAACAGCCGACCAATCATTCCACCAGCACCAAACAAAATACACCTCCCTATTTTTCTTTTGCCTTGTGCTCCATCGTCGCTTTCAGCACTTTATCAGGCAGGGATTTTTTTCTGGAATTCTCTTTTGGTGTTTTTGTTTTCTTGTCCGACACCCCCAAAGATCCAAACCAAAATGCCTTGGATCTTTTCGCAGCTTCCTCACGAGTAACTGGAGGAGTCTTTTTCTTTTTCTTGGAGTCCTGTATCGTGAACTTGAGGAGAAAGTCAGACACTTTCCGAGTTCGCTTTTTCCTGAAAGCATTAAAGACCTCAAAGGCAATCTGCGCCAGGTACCAATCAGTCTTGGATGCTACAGTATTCTCCTCTTTTCTCTTTTCATTCATAAACCAAACCCAGTCCAGAAATTCTGTACTGGTGGTCTCTGATTGGAGTCTTTGCAGGGGGCAATGCAAAAAAGCGGCGAGTTCCATCCAGGCTCGCCGCTCCCCCGTTACTCGTTTCCCTCGTCATCCTTATCCTCATCAACGTCCAGTCCGTTGATCTCCTGGCTCTTTTTGAATAGAGCTTGCTGGACACTGGATGGGAATTGCTGAATCACATCAACTGAAACTGATTCTCCATTCAGATCGACTAGACACTTGGAGACAAGTTCAGCCTGCAATCCATCAAAGGATGCTACACCGATGTTTTGGCCTTTGGAGTTTTTCTTCATCCGTGCATCAAGTTTGGTCAAATACTGGTCACGGGCCTTCCCGCTGAATTCAACCAATTTGTACTCTCTCTTAACCCCATCCTCTTCATCATAAAGAGTAACGGGAACTTCAACTCCCTTCAACGTGAACTCCAACGGCGCATGAACCTTCTGCATTTCTCTCCCTTTCAAAGTTAGTGACTATTAGGTACCAGGAGTAATTGTTGGACCGACTTCATCCAAGTTGTCATCCATGTTGCTGGCGATTACGGTCGCGGTTGCTTCCGGCTGCTCGCCCTCAACAATCTCACCTGGAGCGAAGTTGTCCAACCATCCCCAAAACGTGAGGACAGTACCATCAGGAAACGTGACAGTGATTTCCTTGTTGACGTTGATAATGTCAACCAGATCCTCATATACCGCGGGATCATAAGCACAGGTAAAGCTCATCTCTCCAAGAGTCTTGAGCAGCTTTGGGAAACGAGTGCGCCACGTGGTGTTACGCATCGTGGTTGTGTCGTTCTCTCCTCCGCCTTCGATTGTCGGTGGAGTGATTCCCTTTTCGTGCATGATCGCCAACACAGCCGCATCAATATCGACTAATGTGGGAAAGCCGTCGGTAAGTAGCATGATTTATGCCTCCAAGTAATTGTTGATGGAAACGATTCCATTTAGTGAAAAGGATCGACGGTTGCGAGTTTCGGATTCACCCAATGAGAATATCCCTGAGGTCATACTCACTGAAACAATCTGGTAAACCGCAGCCTCAATCGTGACCAGAACATCTGACACCTCTCTGGACAAATGCTCAAACAATTCTTTGGCCTTGTCTCTCCCAACATCATAGTCCGAAGACCGAACATGAATCATCCATCCTTCATGTATCCAAACTTGACCGCTCCTCATTGAACGACCATCTTTCATGCCTGCCGTGTCATAGATGCAAATTGCATCATCAGGAGTGTCCTCTGTGTCAGGCATGGAACCCACATAGGACGGCCACTCTCCAAGATCAGTTTCATCAGTCACAAGGCTTGATTCCTTGAGATGCTGCCTGATGACTCTAGCAGGAGAATGGAACTTTTCGGTTGTAATCATTTGATCGCGTCTGCTGCACTTTTCTGAACCATTTTAACCATCGTCTTGGAGTTTCTGCGAAATGGCTCCTCCAAATACTTCCACTGACGACCAGCTTTTTTCTTGCGCTTGAGTTCTGGAAATTCATGTTGTGGAACTGCGTAATGTTCAGACACACTACCAGGAGGCCCATATCCAACATAGACGACTGTATCCATGCCTGCTTTGGGACTGGCTGTCGAAAAGCTCTCGTCGATCAAGTTTCCAATTTCAACAGGAGCAACTTTGTTTGACTCCTCTTTCAAAAACGCCCCCGCCTCAATTATCCCTTCCTCAACTCCCTGTCCTAATCTCTTGGACAATGTACTGAGGTTCTTTGAAAGCTCCCTGGCTCCTTCTAATTTGAAACTGACCTTAATCATCAGACCATTGCCACTTTAAGGAACTCAGTTACCCGAAGATTTGGGATGTTCTCAAACTTGCGAATAACAAAGACACCCACATTGTCAAGAGGATCATCAGAGATGTAGGAATCCAATTCACCTAGTTTGAGATAACCCCGCACCTGAACATCCCTGTCCACGAAAATAACAGCATTACTGACTTGCTGGTTTCCGTTTTCATCCATAAACAATTCACTGACATCCTCCCACCTGCAATCAAGCTCAACTGGAGAATCACAAATCACGTTCCCATTTCTGTCTCTCCTTCCTGTAGGCGACCAATAGATCGCTTTCATCTTTCTGATGCGCTTGATGATACCCATGATTAACTCCTGAGAGTACCCATCCAGAACATCGCAGGTTTTCCAGTCTTGCCATCGTTGAGACGATCCAACGCACCACTTGTATCCAATATAATGGCTTGTTGGCCGTAAGGAGTTTGATCTAATCCAAGACCAACTTTAATGGCGAATTGCTCCTGAATACCACGCACTGCTTCCAAACTACGCCTAGGATCACGGATAGCATAGAAGTGAGCAGAGAGCCACCTTTCGATAAGCTCCAACATTGTGTCAGTGTGATAATCAGGAGCACCTTTTTCATCCAACCAATCTACAAGTGCGCTGCCGGTCTCAATAAAAGGATCAAGACTGATATCCACATCAGTCTCAATAATCAATTCGACAGCCTCACTTGTAGTTCGGATCGCCATGGATTAAACCTTCCCCTTCGCTTTTACCCGTTTGGGCTTTTTGGCAACAGGCTGTTCTTCCTCTTCGTCGCCATCATCCATAGGGTCGAAAACTTCCTCTTCCTCAACCGGCTTCCGTTTCGCCTTTTTACTTCGCCTGCGACGATCATAGTCATCATCATAGGCAAACTTTTCAGGACCGAAACGCTCGACCAAATCAGAATCGCTTTCGACAGAATCCCCTTTTGACAGGTGGACAAGTTTGCCCTTTGCATCCTTAATCGCATGTCCACCTGCCAAAATAAGATAACTCGCCATTTCTCCCCCTCAGTATTAGGAACCAGTTCCTGCTGGGACAGAACGATGCACGATACCCGTGTTACCGTTTTGATCTGTCCGCAACTGCGGAACCATGATGCACATAACTTTATAGTTGAGTTCCATTCCACCGTGGGTTTGCCACTGCACAGTCTGGATCTCCATCCCGATGACAGCACGAACAACGTCCGTACTCTGCTGCACCAGAATCATCTGCAAACCTTCGAGATAATCCAAAGTATCAACACTGTTGATACCACGAATCAACTCAATTCGCTGACGCAGAGTATTATCACCCTTCGCGTCAGAATAGTCCTCGTCCAGATACGCATCCCACTCAGGAGACGTGTACAGACGCCACGGCCCATAATGGAACTTGGCGATAGACTGCTGACGCATGGCAATGACCTCACTAACGAGATCCTTACCCGTCCAACCCGATGCTTCGGGATCAGTCAAATCACCAGTCAGGCGACCTGGGAAGTTCAGATACCCGTAAAGGGCACCTCCACCATATTGGAATTCATCCCGAACACCAAGGAGCAGCTTTTCAACTTCCTCAGCAACGCGCCGAGAAGCCAACTCCGCCATTGACGTATCGAATGGCGTGCTGCTATTCCGGGACACCATCAACGAACGAGCGTCGATATGGAAATCCTTGTGGATGATAGGCAGCGGAATCGACTTGAGGTCATACACAGGACGATCGGATTCGCTCCGACGCAGACCATTCATACTGATGGTCGCCGGAGTGATATCACTCATGTCCTCGTATTCAAGGACTGTTTTAGCCATCCCATTTGGGATAACGAATTGCAGTCCAGAAGATCGCAAATCACCAAACGCCTTAAGACGGGGTTTAGCGACTCGGATAACAGCCTCGTCCATGAGCTTCCAATCATCCTTGCGCATCGTTGTCGGAGCATTGTTGACCAACTTGGTCTCCATTTTTCCGTTCGTCCCAAACTTATTTACATACGTCCTGTTGTCTTCCCCGGTGAAAGGCTTGAGGACGTTGTAATCGAAGTTGTTGGCAAGCAAAAGCTCAGCAACACTCCCGTGTGCAGCACCATTAAGAATGAAGTCTGGCATTTACTTGCCTCCTTCTAAGGTTAAGGAATGGAATTCAAATTACGAAACGATGCGACAACGGATATGAGCATCCGCCTCACCCGTCAAGTCCAAAGTCTCGGTTGCAACAGCAATCACAGACTCATCGCCAGGATAACCCCCACTCGCCTTTTTCAGAGTTCCATCTCCCTTTGACGTGAGAGCATCCCCATCGTCATAGGAAACATTCCCATCAACGAGGAGATAC